GCTTTTTACGCGCCATCGTTAAGACCTTTTGGACACCGGGCCTGTTCAGGTTCTTTCTTGATACGCCAGCATCTTCTATAATTTCCACGAGGTCGAGGTCTTTCAGGTCGGCATAAGCCTGGATTTTAGCGCTCTGGCTGTCAAGGCTGATGCCGACCTTGGCTTGGTCCTCGGTGGATACCCGCACATAGCCGATGGCTTTCATGTTAGATCCTCGCTGCTGTGGTAGTGGCATTTTGTTCGTCCTCCTCTGCTTTAAGATATCTATCGATAGCCCTCCGTATAAGTTCAGCAACGCTTAGGCCGGTCTTTTCTGCAAGTGCTTCCAAGCGTTCGATTTGCTGTTCGCCTAAGTGCATATTCCTTCGCCTCATAGTGTGCCTATGATACATACCTTTCTGCCGCCTGTCAAGCAAAAGTGTCATTTTTTTTCTTGACAAGATTGATTTCAATGATGTTGACTATAGGAAATATCTATGAGCAACCCTGCGTTCCTTGATGAGCTGATCAACATAATTAAGAGCTGGATAGACAAAAGGAAAACCGGCTCTATCCAGATAAATTTTTTTAAGGGTGGGATTACTAATATAATCAAGCAGGAATCTGAAAAGCTTGGTGAAACAAAGTAAACCGTAGTAAAATGTAGCAAGGGGATACTCTAAACAAAGAAGCCCTATTCGGGGTCAGTGATGACTCTGGGTAGGGCTTTTTTAATCGGAGGCACTTATACACGAACAAGCCCAAAAGGAAGACCTATTTCATCCGAAATTAACCGAGGCGCAGCTTGCCTTCTGCATGTCTGACGCTGTGGTGAACGTCCTTTATAGTTCACAGGGTGAGGGCAAGACCTTTGCCTGCATAGTCGCCATGATGGCTCACGCGCAGCGCAACGGAAGACAGATCCGGTGCGCGATAATCCGCGACACCCACGAGAATATCAAACTTTCCACAGCCCGCTCCATTATAGATGCCCTGCCCCTTAATCTCTACCGTTTCAAGAACGATTACAAGGAATTGCACATATATTCGAATCCGCCCATTTTAGCCGATTTGTTCGGTATTGATGATTTGGGGTCATTGGGAAAACTGCAGGGTTCTGAATACGCCCTGATTTGGCTTGAGGAACCGGCCCCAATGTCTGACCGTGCCAATGCCGGCCTTCCCGAAGAGGTTTTCAATGCCGCCCTGGTGCGCTGTGCCCGACAAAAAGGCACAACCCCACGACTTCAAGTCTCCATGAATCCAGCTGATCAGGATCACTGGACCTATAGACGATTTTTTGAGGAGCCGGATATAGATCCGAACAACCCTTTGATTACCAAGGCCGTGTTTACAATAACCTATGGGGATAACATACACCTGGATGAAATTTCCCGACAAGCTGTAAAGGTGGCCTACAAGGACGATCCGGCTTCCTATGCCCGCTACGTCCAAAACAAGTTCGTGCCGCTCGTCAGGGGTAAGCACGTCACGCCCTATTATGGCACGGGACAATACACATCTGAGCAGCCACTTATGCCGGCTACCGGGATAGAGGGGTTTCGGGCGTGGGATGGATGGATGAATCCTGTTTGCCTTCTTGGTCAGATTCTCCACAACGGCAGGCTGGTCTTTATCGATACCCTACGAGGCACGAACTGTGACGTCCGCATTCTCATAAATGACAAGGTGTTACCCATGCTGAACAGCCCCCGCTGGAAAGGCAAATGCAAGAGCTGGAGGGATGCGGGCGATAGGACTATGAGGATCCCGGATCAGAGCAACATTAACGAATCGGCAGCCAGGGTCATAGAAAAGACTTTTGATACGTACTTTGAGGGGGGCCCCGCTCACTGGACGCACATGAAGCGCGGGATCGATCACGCTTTTGGTACGAATATTGCCGGGAAAACCTCTTTTGTCGTGAATCAAGAAAACCGATGGCTGGATAAAGCTTTAAGCGGAGGCTGGCATTTTAAGACAGACAACTCGGGTAAGGTGGTAGGCGATATCCCCGCAAAGACCGAGGAGAGTCACGTAGGCGACGCCTTTGCCAATGCGGTTAACGTGCTGATGCCCACAGCCGCTTTGCGGACAAAGAAGGAAGTAATCACCAAGATGCACAATCTGACGCGGGCCAGGGCGAAAAGCTACGCAGTCGGGTAGAAAAAAACATGCGGGTTCCAAACGATGAGAAGGTGAAAGAGATTGGGGCCTTCCGACTACAAAAAGGCATGAGGATTAATATCAAGGGAATCGCTTACAAGGTTATCGCTGTCAGGCCCAACGGAAAGATAACGCTTAAATGTAAAGGCTCAATGTCAGACGAAGATTGGGCGGACAACTATGCCACGGGTTGAGACAGCCGGCTACAAGAGATACTGGGAGCTAAAGCAGTTTCTTTGTCGTGACGGTGATGGAAACAAGCACGCCGTTGAGGGCTTTAGGGACATGACCACGGGTAAGTTTCATACACCGAAAGGTGGTTGGAATGGGCGTCCCCCAGAGTTACCCCCAGGCGAGAGATCGCCGGGAATGGCTTCTGATAAGTTCAAGGCGAATTACAGGTCCACGTTTGGCCACGACTAATAATCTATAGGAGAGAATACTGTGGAGCCAAAAAATGTAAACTACGATGACTCTGTGGCATACGAGGCATCTGCCATTATTAAGGACAGTTCGGGAACATTGTATCGCTTGATGGGATATAATTCTGGCGGCGGTCAATTTCTTCAACTTCACGATTCGGCTACTGTACCCGCTGATAACGCTGTTCCGAAGGTACTAATTGCCATAGCTGCCACGGCTAATTTTGACATTGACCTTGGTGAGATTGGTCGATTGTTCAACAATGGAATCGTAGTTTGTAATAGTTCAACCGAGGCTACAAAGACGATTGGCGCAGCAGATTGCTGGTTTTCCGCTTGGTATAAGTAGGGGTTACGCTATTAGGAGAAGAATACGATGCACCCAAAAAATGTAAACTACGATGACTCCGTGGCATTGGAGAAGTCTGCCATTATTAAAGCTGCTCCCGGAACATTGTATCGCTTGATGGGATACAGTTCTAAAGTTGCTGCTCAATTTATTCAACTTCACGATTCGGCCACCCTACCCGCCAATGCCGCTGTTCCTAAAATAGTAATTGCCGTGGCAGCCGCAAGTAATTTTGATATCGATCTTGGCGAGATTGGTCGATTTTTCAGTAACGGAATCGTGGCTTGTAATAGCTCGACTGGTCCCACAAAAACGCTCGGAGTAGCAGCAGATTGCTGGTTTAACGCAATCTATAAATAGGGGGTTGGAACTATGCCGGCAACGATCAGAAAGGTCGATGGATATAGTGTCAGAACTCCCCATGGAACCAAGGCGAAAAAAACTACTCTGAAAAAGGCTGTGGCTCAAAAACGGCTTTTACAGGCAGTTGAGCACGGGTGGAAACCTACAGGAAAGAAAACAAGGTCTCGAGCCAGCATTAAAGCGGCCAAGACCATGATAGCCAAGGCTAGGCGGTAAGTAATAACTATGGCTTTTATTCCAGACCCAACCAGAGAAATACAAGATCGCATTAGAGAATTAACAAAATCTAATCAAGCGACTATGGATAACCAGGAGCTTGCCGAGCGGGAGGAAGCTGCTGACGCCTATGCTGGCGAGAACGAAAAGCACTTTGTTGATTACGGTGAGGATTGCAAGAATGCCTCAGTAAAGGCAAAGGTCAATGTTCGAAGAATCCAAAAAGAGTGCTGGAAGGTCTACAACGAAGAAAAGCCACCGAACTATGCCAACAAGGAACCGTGGCAATCGCAGGTAGTAATCCCAAAGCCTCATGCAGCGGTTCAGTTTGCCATGGGCATAGTCCGTAAGGCTTTCTCGACCGAGTTTCTGTCTATTGAGAATGAACGAGATCGACCCACAGCGGACTTTTGGGAAAAGTTAATGCAGCAGCAGTTGAATCGCAACCATGCCAACTTTCCCATTCAGTTCACGGACGCAACTGGCATGGGCTTTGCCGTGGGTCAATCGCTTGAGATAATACCCATTTGGAAGCCGGGACAGGGGTTGAGGTTCATATTGGTGGAAC